TTGGTGATGGTTTATGTTATGTAAAATCACCTGATGGAGCAGAATATTTGTATTATAGAAGGCATTCTGGAAATGAATTTTGGAGAATGTTAATAGGTTGGTTCTAAAAATGCTTGTGCCATATTCTTATTTTTTATTTGGCTGGGGAGAAAAGGGAAAAGTAGGAGGAAAATATTGGTATCGATATCAATATGAATATAGACGAGAATTGGGCGAAGAAGAACAACGATGGAAAAGTCAACTATTTGAATATTTTGCCGAACAAACTCTTAAAAATATTTTAGAAACTGGTGTAGTAGAAAATAAACACGCTCCTTATTCACCTGTCACAAATCCCCGTATTAAAGTAACCCCCGAACAAGCACGGGCAATATTCTATAATTTAGCAAAAAAACAAGGATTTAAAATTACTCCATTAAGAAAAAATATAGTTCATAAAATTACCGAAAACTTGAATGAAAATTTAATTTGAGTATAATTTAAATAGAATTTATGCACAACAAAATTACAGAAGTTTTCAACAATTTACTCAAACTGATATTTGATGTTTCTAACCTTGAATACGAAATCCAACCTCATAGATATGTGCAAAACGGATTTATAATTCTTATCAAAGACAAACAACCAAATTTAGGACAAATTATTGGCAAAAACTCTACTACTCTACAAGCAATTAATAAACTTTTAGCAGTATGGTCAAGTCGCAATAAAACTTTTGTAAGTGTTAAAATTTCCAAAAAACCCTCAGATGCCACGACATAAAAAAGTTTTAGCTGAACCTTTACCTGTTCCTACTGATGAAGCTTATAAAAAATCTATTATCGCAGCTCAAGAATATCGAGAACAGTTTCTAAAAGAAGGTAAAGAAATCTTAGAAACCATTTTACAAAAAATCAAAATGTTAGTAAATTCTATTGATGAAAAATCTATTCAAAAGGCAAACTTGTCATCAAAAGGCTCAACATTAAAATCTCTAACGCAAGCATATCACTTAGTCTTACTTCACTTCAAAGAAGAATTTAGAGAAGACGAAGAAAAATCTTTAACATCAATAACAACAGAAACTCTACCATCTAATGAATTTGAAAACCCAGAAATTATTCACGAAAAAGTTACTGAGGTCATCATTAAAGCACGAAAAAAGTTTTTATAATGTTTGTGTTACCACCAGACTACGAAAAAAGAAAATTTGTATATGAGATTAGAAATATGATTGACAATAAAATCAATAATACTTATTGGGGAAGTGCTTCAACAGCTTGGGGTGGAAGATTTTGTGTTAAATGTGGAAAAATTCTTTACAATTATGTGAGCGATATTTGCGAAGAATGTCGTATTGGAGTAAAACGAGTTGTAGTAGAAGAAGAAAAACCTGTTAAAGTTGTTATTGAAATCAAAATTTTAAAAACTGATAACTAATGGATGTTGAAAAACTTAAACAATATCTATACAGCAAAGAATATCTTGAACTCGCTAAACAAAAAATTGAGTTTCACCAAAAGATAGAAAACGACCCATTAGCAAAGATTTACTATTGGAAAAAATTTTCAACTGATATCGTAGATTTTGCTAAAAAATGTTTAGTAGTCTATGAGCCAAGAATAGAAAAATATCGTGAAATCATTTTTAATCCATTTGACTATCAAAAAGAAATCTGGAAAAAACTTGATGAAGTTTATAAAAAAGGAGGAGATTTCTTTATTGAAAAATCTCGTGATATGGGAGTGTCTTGGGCTATAATGGCTTGGGTTTTACATAAATGGATTTTTGACCCACATTTTACTTGCTTATTAGGTTCTCGCAAAGAAGAAGAAGTTGATAGCAAAGGAATTAATTCTCTCTTCGGAAAACTTAGATGGATGTTGTATTCTTTACCTGATTTCTTAATACCAAAAGGTTTTAAAAAGCGAAATCACGATAATCATTTGAGATTAATCAATCCTGAAAACGGAGCAATTGTAGAAGGTGAGAGTTCAAATCCAAATTGGTCAAGAGGTAGAAGAGTATCAATTGCTATCCTTGATGAGTTATTCTTTTGGGAAAACTATCGTGAAGCCTTACAAGCAGTTTATGATAGTTCTCCTGCAAGAGTTTATATTTCAACTCCTCAACCTGATAGTTTTGCTAAAAGATTTGTAGAAAACTTAAAACAACAAGGCAAAGTTTTAACACTACACTGGTCTAATCATCCATTTAAAACTCTTGAATGGTTTGAAAAACAAAAACAATCACGAAGTGAAGTTAAAACTTCTGTTTTAAACGAATTAGAAATCTCATACGATATTGACCCAGAAGAAGCATATTATCCAGAAGCCTACGAAGTTCAATCACAAGAAATTCATTATAATCCCGATTATCCTCTTTATGTTGGAATTGATACTGCTGGATATAAAGATTACACAGCATTAGTATGGGCTCAATATTATAACGATAGATTGATTGTTTTAGATGCTCTTGTTACTCACGGACAAATAGTATTTGATGAAAAAAAATCTCAAAGAGGTTTAATCTATTGGTTTTTACCCTATTTTTCAAACAAAATTCCTATTAATCCACAAAACAAAATCTATTACAATCAGAAAGAGTGGGAAACTCTTATAAGAGTTAGAAGTTGGGATACACCATATATGATTTGCGGTGAAGTCAATCTTAAAAAGCGAGATACAACTTATGGACTATCTTGGGTTGATGTTTTGGTAGATTATTTCAGATTTTATGGAGTTAATGCTATAATTGATACAAACGATGAAAACTTAGCATTTGAAAAACGAAGAGAAGCAGCAGCGAACTTACTTAAAACAGCAATCTTTAATACATCAGAAGGTGCTCAAAAACTATTGGATGCTCTAAAATCTACTCGCATAGTAATAGTCAAACACGGAGAAAAAGTTTGTCCTAAAAATCATCCTGCTGATAAAGATTTAAGAGCAGCATTTGAAAATCTTTGTTGTTCTATTGCTAAGGCTTCAACACCATTTAGAATAGCAAGTTATAGTGTGAAAGTTTAAAATGGCTTTTGCTAAATTTGATGAATTCAAAAAAATTCTTCATAGAGAAATTACTGACGAAAAATTAAAAGCTTTTTATGACCCAGAAATTGATACTTTCATCGTGTTCTGGTATAATTACATCGTAGGTAAATGGAAAAGAGATTTCTTTTATCAACATCCTAATAGACAACTCGCTGAACAAGTAAAATCTATGATAAAAACTACTCGCAGAATGCTTTATCGTTCTAAACTTCAAAGGGAAAAATTTTACATAGAAGGTTGGAATTTATCAGGTAAATAACACAAATGGCAAACACAGAACAAGAAAGCAAAATAAAATTGGAAGATTTATATAAGCCATCAGCGGCTGAACTTGATTTTATTGCTGATGTTTATCAAAAATACTACAAGTGGAGGAACAATCAAAACACTTCTTGGAAACAATTTGAAGGTTTAACAATCAAACAATACATTTCAGAAGCAAGAGAAAAATTTAATGGTTTTTTGCCTATTAATTCACTTTTAGACAAAAAGAGACCAAAATTTTTCTCTAATGAATTTCGTATGTCAGTAGAAAAGGTTGCTCTTTATGTTGCTAATCTTGTGCAAAATCCAAAGTTTTCAGGAGTTGAAGGTTTAGACCCAGCATTAGCAACATTTTTGAATGCTTTACTCAAATACATTAGACGAGGAGCATATTGGAAAATTCTTGATACTTATCACTTTATGCAAACAATTATTGATGGAACAGGAATAGTTTTTGTCTCTTGGACACCTAAACGCAGAAAACTTAAAAACATTCTTGAATACGATTTAACAACAGGAGAAATTGAATTTGAAGAAAAGGAATATATTGATGATGAAATTACGGAAGTTTGGGTTGACCCACTTGATTTTTTTGTTCCTAAAATTTGGGAAATAAACATTCAAGAACAAAAAGAATGTATTTGGCGACAAATAATGACTTGGTCTGATTTTAAAAGACGATATGGGCATTTTCCATTATCAAAGTATGTTTATCCTGGCATTAGATTAGCAGAACAATCAATTTATAGTGAGTTTTTAGACAAAGCATTATTTACATCAGACAAAATTGAAGTAGTGCAGTATTTCAATAGTGAAGAAGACGAATATGGAATTATTGCTAATGGAGTTTTAATCAATCCGCTTTCAGCAAAACAAAGAAAATCTAAAATTTCACCATTACCCTGGAACCATAAATCTTTGCCATTTGCTAAAACAATTTATAGATTAACTTCTCCTGCTTTATTCTGGGGAGTTTCTTTGGTAATGTCAGCAAAGGATGAAGTTTCTGCTAAAAACGAACTTATTGAAATGGCTCTTGATAGAATTACCAGAGCAACTAATCCTCCTGTAATTACAACTGATACTACCGTTCCTAACAATCTTGAACTTGAAAGTGGAAAACTTTATGTTTCAAGAGGAACTTGGCAAGAACTTCAAATGAACCCTCTTGACCCAAATGTTTGGAATATGCAGATGGTGATTGATAATCAACTTCAAAAAGATGTTACTCCTATGACTTTTCCAACTCCTCCCACAAGACAACCAAGAAGTGCTTCGGAGGTTTTAGCACAACAACAGAGAGAACTTGGTTCATTTCAACTTCAAAAAACTTTTTATCAGGACTTAATAGAGCAAAAAGTATGGCTTGAAATTCAAAACGCTTTACAATTCCTGACCGCTGAAAGGGCAAGAAAAATAGTAGGAGAACAAACATTTGAGAAAACTCTTTATGTTGAAAACATTCAAACCCCAAATGGTTTATCAGATGTTATTTTACGAATTAAAGAATCCGAACAAATTTCATCATCAGAAGACCTTGCTTTTCAAAGTGTTGTGGCTTCTATTAACAAAAAACGCAGAATTGAAATTATTGAAATTTCTATTAATGTTTTAAAAAATCTTAAATTTGATGTTGAAATCACATTTGATACTGAAAATACTCCTGCTATTAGAAAGGCAATGTTTCTTGAATTCATACAAACCATTAGCCAAATGTTTCCTCAGTTATTAGACCAAAGAAAAGCTCTTGTAAGATTGTTTGAAGTTTGGAATGAAAACCCAGCAGATTACTTATTAGATGATATTTGGCAACAAATATACTTGCCAGGACAACAACAAATTCAACAACCACAACAATTATTAGGCGGAGAACAACCAGTTCAATCTATGCCCGAACAATTATTACAAGCAGGTATAAGAGGACCAGTAAGTGGAGTTCAAGGAGGCAGAGGTCAGTCTCAAAGACAAACTGCTATACCCAACCTAATGGATTTATTAACACTTGGTGAAGGAAATGTTTAAAAAACTTTTAATCAATCTTGCTAACAAATATTTAACGAATTCAGAATTGAAAAAGATTTTGCTATCAAAGGATGTTATTTTACCTTTACAAGGTGTTAATTTTGAAACTTCTGAATTAGTTAATTTATGGGGAGAAATAACAAGCAAATATCCTCTTGTTGAAAAATATATTGCTTACAGGAAAAATTTACTATTGCAGCAAATGTTTGTTGATAAAGATAAAGAGTTTTTAGAGGGTGCTATATCTGAACTTGTTCTGCTTGAAAGTTTAATTAATGCTTTTAAAAACGCAGAAACAATAAATAGAGTTTCATACTCTCAGATTATTAACGAGAAAAACAAAACTCCTGAAGACATTGAAAGGTCAAAATTAAAACTTAAAGAATACTATGGCTTTAAAGAAAAAACCAAATAAACCATATTCAGGTAAGGCTTACAAAATGAAAATTGCTAAAGGTCGTCGTTTAAAAAGCAAATAAAAATGGCCAAAAAGAAAGCAAAGAAAGGCAGAAGAAAATAATTCAATAAGCTGGGGGGAGCGGGTAAATGCCTTGCTCCTCCCAGATTATACATCAATGCCTCTTACTGCGAAAGGACGAAGGGTTCTAAAAAAATTTCAAAATCAGTATGGTAAAGAGAAAGGAAAACAGGTTTTTTATGCATCGATAGTTAAAGGGAAACTCCCCGATAAGGGATTACACGAAAAAGGTTCGGGTAAGTTAGAAAAAGCCAAAAAAACCCACGCAAGAAAGAAAAGAAAATGATGGTTATTATAACGCCTAAAATTTCAAGATTTTTAAAAGGTATGAGGTCGCCTTTTGGGTTGAAAAACCAATATGGCAAGAACAAAAGGACTAAAAATAAAAAGCGTAAAGCTTAAACTTTTAAAACCTACTGTTTTCAAAAGACGCAGAAAATCTTCTGTGAATTTTCCAAAACTTACTACAAGAAAACTTTCTAAAATTAGATTACTTCGCTAACTTGACATTTTTAAAAACTTGCGTATAATAATAAGCGAAAAGGTCGCCGCTTTCGGGCGTTTTCAAAATTAAAAGGTGTCGCCTACCGTAAAGGGCGTTAGCAAAAATGGAAAACCAAGACGAACTCAAACAAATTCTTAACGAAGAACAAACTCCTGAAACTTCTAAAACAGAAGAAAAAACTGACGAAACTTTAAATATTCAAAATCAAATTGAGGCTCTTAAAAAAGAAAGAGACAGGTTATTGAAAGAAATTACTGAAATACGAGAACAAAAAAGAGTTGTTGCTACTGAAAACGAATTACTTGCCAATAGATTAAGAACTGAAAATCTTAATTCTGTTCTTGATAATCTTCAAAGAAAATACAATCTTTCTACCGAAGACAGGCAGAAGGTTGTAGAAAAAATAAACGAACTTTATCCTGATGTTGTTACTAAAGAAAATCTTGAAAAACTTGCCAAAGCAACCTATTTCCTTCTCAATCCCGATAAAATTGATGAACTTGAAAAATCTATAAAAACCTCTGAATACGCTAAAAATCAAGTAATTGAACAACAATTATCAGGGGTAGCAGAAGGAAGTGTTCCTGAGGAAGAAACCGAACTTACTCCCGAAGAACTTGCTTTGGCAAAACAATATGGTGTTAGATTGGAAACTATGAAGAAACTTAAAAAACAAGGACTTCTTAATTTTGAAAAATCCTCAATAGAACTTGGTTTTCTTACAAGAGGCTCTAAACCTTATCAGCAATAAACTGACTTAATAGATACTACGCTAAAACTACTTTTAGATTGATTTGGTCGGGTTTAATTTATAGAAAACAATGGCTATTAAATTGTTAAAGAGTGACCACTATTCTGTTGTTTCAACTAAACAAGTTCTTTTGGCACCATCAACTACTTTTAGTGTTGGTGAAGCAGTTGCTTGGGATGGTTTAAATGGTTATGTTACAAATGATGTTTCTGTTTTAAATAATGGTAATGTCTATGGAGTAATTGATGGTTTTGTAGATAGTCAAGGAAATCCATTACTTGATAGCAATGGAAAAGAACTTACTTCTGTTACTACTCCTGCAAGCAATACTACTTACTATACAAAAGTTGTTTTAGTTACTCCTGAATTGGTTTGGGAAATGGATGTAAATGATACTCTTGGAACTACAACTGGCTCAGATAAACCTGGTGCAAGATTTAATTTAGCAGATGCTGGAACCGTTGGTGAAAGCACTGTTTCTGGAACAGCAGGAATTGTGCTTTCAGAAGGTCCAGCCCAAGCATCAGACGGAACTACTTCTACTAACAAAATTCAAGGTAGATTTATTGGAGGTATTTTAGCCTAATTAGTTTTGGTCGCATTTAGCATTTAGTTAAAAACAAACAATGGCTATATTAACTCAGGATATTGCAAGGTTTTTGGCTGGTATGAGAGCCAAATTTGCTGATGTTGTTGAACAAGGAGTTGAACAAGCAAGATTGTATGATATTGGACAAATTTTTGAGGGTAAAACAGAACTTCCTCCTCTTATTAAAAAATTAGCTGCTAATGGTCAAGCAAAACTTGAATTCACCTATGTTACTGGTGTAATTGGCTATCTCCAGCCAAGAACCGAATTAGAACCTTATCCAGAAACTACTTACCTTCCAGGTCATATTACTGCTGTTCAACCTGCTCAATTTGCTCATAGAATTCGCGTTTCAAGAGAAGCAGTTGAAAGAACCTCTCCCGAGTATCGTGCTAAACTTGATGAGGCTGGCAAACTTTTAAGAGACGCTGCTATGACCTTATCAAGACATACTTGGGATTGGTTCAATCATTTAAGAACTGCTCCTGCTAATCTTCCTTTGCACCTTTTCCCATATGGAGATGGTGTTAAATTTGCTTCTTCTCAACACCCATTAGTTGGCGGTGGAGTTGTATCTAATGTCCTTGAAAGTTCTCCTGCTTTATCTTATGATGCTCTTGAACTTGCTTTGCTAAAAGGTTTCAATATGAAAGATGACACAGGCAAACCTATGCCATACTTCAATGGTAGGGTTTGGATTGTGGCTAATCCTTCATTAGCAAGAAAGCTTATGGAAATTGCTCAAACTGATAACCAACCATACACCGCCAACTTTGTTGCTAATGTTTATATCGGTAAATATATGTATTCTGTTTCTCCATTTATTACCAACACTACTCAATGGACTGTAATTGACGCTGATAATTCTCCTATTCACCAAGTTATTTTCAAAGATATTACTGCTGAGGACTGGTTTGATGAAAATACTAAGGCTTATGTTTATGATGTTCACGCTGAATGGAAGGTTGGTGCTCTTGATTTCAGAGGAGTAGTTCATTCAGTCGGAGATGGTTCTACTATAACTGACTAACAATAATTAACTTTCACGCCCCAGCGGGTCAGATGAATTCTGGCTCGCTGGGGTAGATAAAAACTATGACATACTACCTTAAAAACATTACAGATACAGATTTAGTTGACCCTGATACTGGTGAGGTTTTAAAGGCAGGTGCTGTTAAATACTACGAT